AATAACTTCTGCAACTGCTTCTGTGTTTTCTGTCATAGGTTGTACCTCCTTGTTAATCTTAGAAGTATTAATGCCTTTAGCACTATCAACTAAGAATTTCATCATGTTTATTTTTTCGCTATCCGTTTTTTCAACGAAACCTATGTTCTTCATTTCTGTTCCAGTCACTGGGCTCATGATAGACTCTTCTTCTGACAATAAAACAATGCCAGACTCTTTATCATAAAAAACATTCTCTAATACTGTTTCATCTGCTTTAATAACATCTAGTCCATCAACTTTTTCAACTGACATTATGTTTGCAAATTGATTTGCTGGGGAATCTACAAGACTCAACTCAACCAAATCATATTCCTTAATAACTCTAATTGCTTTATCTGCTTTTTCATCATAAGCATCGTCCCATTTATTCATTCTTCCGCCAATAGAAAAACCAGTAAGAGTTCCATCTAGAACTTTTTCCCAAGTGTCTTGTGCACCCTTTGAAACATATGCGGAAACAAACACTCCGCTATAAAACTTTTTTGATTCTGGATCAAAATATTTATCTTCTTTAAATGAAACCATTTTGCCTACTGCTAGTGGTTGATGCATTTCTCTAATGTTCCCACGGAATTTTGCAAAGGCATTCATTGATGCTTCTGATGTTACGATATCATCTTGCTTATCAAGGTTGTCCAAAGATGCAAATCCTGAGACAATTCTTCTTTCCTTGTCTACTTTAGCAAATGGTAGGGATAAGCGAACATTGTCGCCCTCAGTATCCCAATGGGCTTTAGATATATTCATGGTTATTATATTATATACCCTTTTTTATTAAAGTATCACTATTTGGACATTTAGATAATGTCTTCAAATTTTCGGCCTTCACCTTTTGGGTTGCGACCACTTACTGTGGCTGGCCCATCGGACTGGTTGTTGGTTCTTTCTGTGTCCCTTGCTCTGTCTGAATTATCGCTTGAGACTTGTTCTGGTTTAATTTGTAGAGGTTCGTTGCCACCCTCGATTTGTGGAAGACCAAGAAGTTCTCTGCCTTCATTTGGAAGCATAACCTGTGTCTTAACAAGTCTTTCGATAATCTGTGATTGAGCAATTTCATCTGTAAGCGTCAGTTCATTAAACTTAAACTCCAGAATATCTGTTTTTTCTTTTACAATTTTATTAATCATCTTTTCAAGATTTCTTTGTGCTGGTCTTGCAACCTGCTCTTTAAAGGTACGGTCTTGAGATAGAGCAGCAGCAATTGCTGAAGAGTCGGAGCCACCAATTTTAGAAAGAGGAACTTGGTGAGCAACAAGAATGTCATCTCTGTTTTGCTTTCTGTATTCCTTAAACGATGCCTCTTGAATTCCATTTTCTACAGGATCCATCTTAAACTCCACCTTGTTAGTGTCAGAGTCTCCTGGCAATGGAATGTAAAGAGTTCTGTGATTCTGGCCTTTTAGACCTGTCTGTAAGAATCTAAACATCTTGTCTTCTGCTTCAGCAGATAATTTTGCACCCTTAAGAGTTACAACATATCTTGGAGTTGCTTTGTTCTGGAAGTAGTCAATGTTGTACTGTGATGCAAGTTGATCTCCGTGTAGCGATCCAATTGCAGACATAATATCTGGTACTCCGTAAAAAGTGTTTAGTGGTGAATATTCTTTAAAATGAATAATCTCGTTTGGTCTTGGATCTGTTCCAAGTGGGTTTGGATTGGTTGCTCCAAAGTTACGGAAGTAAACAACTTTGTTGCCAATAACTTGGACATAGCCATCTCGTAACCTACGCACACGCATTGTAGTAGATGGAATGTGACCAACATACCCAATCTCTCCACGAGTAGTTCTACCAACTTCAAGGTACGCATTACCAGTTGACTGAAGATCAGTAAATACCTTTTCCATAGTTGTTGTGAATGAATCTTCATCGTTTAAAGATTCCATCCAATCGGTCATTTCAATCTTTGCTCTTTCAATTCTTTTTCTTGCATTTTCTGCAGTCTTTGGTTCTGATGCCTCTAACTTAAGCATTGTTCTTTTTGAAAGTTTAAACTCATAGCCAAGGCCAACAATGTTTTCTACTTTTGCATCAATGGCTGCGTGATTAGCAAATGATGTATCGTAGAAACTTGCAAGTTCATACAAGTTCCACGGTGGAGTAATTACATCAAAAAGTCCGTAGGCATTTCTAAACACTGCCCCCGAATTAATCTCTTTAGATCTTGCTCCATCAATACCTACACTGTCTGCTCTTGAACTGTCTATGTATGCTTGAGTTGCTTCACCCTTAATTATTCTAGAAGTTCGTCTTTTAAAATTAGCGTCAAGTCCTTGCAAATCTTTAACGATGTCCCAAGACTGATTAAACGGATCTTGCTTTATAAAAGTGTCATCTTCTGGAAGAGGCACATCTGTCTTTGCTCTAATAAAAAACTCTTTGTCTTCACTCATTAGTCGTCACTTCCATATTTTGCAATAGTGTCCTTGGCTGCTTGAACAGCACCAAGATCGTTCATTGAAGGAATCAAACCTTCTGCCATTCTTTGTTTTTGCTCAGAATATTCTTCTTCTGAAATTCTTGTTAGACCTGGTACAAAGATGCACTCGCCATCTCCTTCATCCCCGAAATGCCGTGCTGCTTCTTTAAGTTTAGATATCTGAAGGATGTCGCCCTTTTGAGATTGAATGTTTAAAACAGAACCAGTTCCATCTGTAAACCACTTGCCGTTAGCCTTTTTGTACACATAAAGACCCCACTCATAGTGCTTTTCAATAATTTTTACACGGGATTCTCCTACTTGGCCTTTCATTCTTGGCAAAGGCTTACGCTTTTTCTGTGGATTTTCCATATTCATAACCACAAGTATACCACATTACACTGCATTTTGTGTAGAACTTTGCCAAGCAACTTCCATATCAAACAAATATCCATAAGAATTTAGCCTAAGTAGCCTGGTGTCATCTATAATAAACTTGTTTGTTCCAACATAACTGTTATATATATCTGATGGATCTACACCGTAGTATGAGGTGGTTGCTAAAACTAACACCCCTTGCCAGTTGTAGGTTGGGTTCCAGTATTCCCAATCTAGAAGAAGTGGTCCATTATATTTTACTTTGAACCACGGTCTTTCTGTAATGTTTTGAACCTCTTGAAGGTTTGTTGATTTATAATGTGAAACTAAATTAACAAGTATTGGACCATTAATTTTAATGGACCCAACATAATTAGAAAAATCTAACAAACTAGAAAAAGAAATTCCAAGCATTCCCCACTCACGAATGGTAATGTTAGGTTCTTTTACAATGTTTCCGTTCCAGTAAAATCCAATACCGTCCTCAACTTCGCCAGTATTTGCATCAACAGCATATATTTTTGCTCGCTTACCATCTGGATGGCTTGCTACCATAAAGAATTTAAGCATTCTTCCTTTGCTTTCAATTTCAAAAATCTGTGTTGGTGAGTATGGGAAAAAATCCTGATCATACCTTAATGCTGCCTGCATTGCCATTACTTTATAGTCTGAAGATTCACTAGAGTTAATTGGTATTGCAAGTCCACGATTAACTAATGGATCGTAAGAACCCTTAACCTGAATTCCAGAACTTCTGGTTAAATAAAGATACGGAGATGTTCCTTTATATATCGTGTAAGGGTTTAGCCCTTTATAGTCATAGTATATTCCAGACTTTTTATATGGATATATTGGAACACCAAATCTTGTTCCTATTGGATTTGCTGAAGATTCGTTATACGCTTGTGATGCTAACTGAAGACTCTTTATTTTTATTGGGTTATTTAATGTACCTAAAACCTTAAAGTCTAAACGAATCACAATATACAAATCATTAAAGTCAATTCCTTTTGGTGGATAGATTAGCATTCCGTCAACAACTTCATACTTAGTGTTCATGAAAGAATCGTAAATTGGGCTTCCGTCTTCTTTATACCCAACTACATAGGTTCCTGGTTCAATAATCCCATTTTTATTTGCATTAACTGTAACAGTAAAATATGAATCTATGTTTGTTGAAGAACTAGATAAATACTCAAATGTTATATATGATTTTACCAATGAGGATGATGTGTCATATGAGTATGCTTTAGAAGATTTATTTTTTAAATCTTGGTAATCTACGTATCCAGTATACAAGTGGTTATCTAAAGACTCATAGGTCCTTTGAATTGGATTTTCATACTGTGACTGTAGGTCTTTGTATTTCCAAGATCCAACTGTTTCTTTTTCTATATATTTTGATGGGGCTGGATAATTTAAGTTGAACTGAATAAAGTCTAAATCATAATAAGAGTCACCTCTTGAGTTGGTGACATACTGTGCAAAATGTCTGAGGGCAACCTTGTCTTCCCAGTATCCATCAATGTCAATGTCTAAAACAAACTTATCAAAATAAACCTTTGGAGAAAGTGTATAACTTGCTACGTGGTCAATTAATTGAACAGATGAGTAATCTGATGGGAAACCACCTTGCAGTATGTAGTCCCAGAAGTATTGACTAGCGCCTGAGTATTGTCCAGCGTCATAATCTATGTAGGGGCCAAAAGTATTAAAAACATTCTCAAAGTCTGTTGGTACACCAAAATCATTAAACAATTCTTTAATTAATAGAAAGTTTCTTTCTGTAGCAAAGCCAACCTTATAAATGTTTCCAGTAAATGTTTTATCTAGTTCTTTATTTCCACCAGCATAAAGTTTTAAAGATCCACGATTACCAAAAAATGCTCTAGTATTATTTCCGTAATACTCTGAAAACGTATCAATGTCTATTCCAACCGTGAACTCTTCACCTACAATTGCAGTTACAGATGTATAAATTATTTCTTGATCATTTCCAAACTTTAACTTATAGTCAATAATTAGGTTTGGCTTTAATTCAATAGAAAAACTATTGTTTGTTGATACGTCTTCTACTTTAAATAAAATTTGATTTGATGTTGGGGCAGAAAGTATTTTGAATACACCATAAAAACATTTTACTGGGTTGTTTGTTATATTTAATTTATCAAAAACAAGATACCCATTTGTAGAATTCCATTCAGAATTTGGCCTCATTCTTATATACAAGTTGTCTTCGTTTGGCAATAACTTGCAGGCCTGGTAGAACTGACTTGATGTTTTGTTTGTAAAAAATAATTCTGGAAGAGAATAAGTGGGTGCAAAAAGAGAGGTTGCAGATGTTTCTAAGTTATCAATGGATGCATCCGACCACCTAACTAGATCTGGATATGAGTAATTTTTAGTATAGTCAGCAAATGAGTAATCTATAAACATAGAAGTTCCGCTATAAGATGCATTAATATTTTCTGGTAACTCTACACCCTGCCCATAAACGAATCTTCTTTTTGCTACTAAAGAAGGAACTTGGTATGGATATATTGCTACGCAGTCTATCTCTATTGGAGATACATCCTCATAAGCATAAAATCCTATCCAGTCTTGATCATCTCCGCTTTGATCATATTTATTTGGAAAATCAAGATTGTTTGTTATATAGTTCAAAGAAATTACCTGTTCTCCGTTTATCAAAAGATTTGCAGAGTTATCCGTTATTCTTATATGAATTAACATTGGCCTAGTCCATTCTCCAATGTAGTGAGAAGAATAGTTGTCACCTATTTTTAAAATAATGAAAGGACCATCAACATATATTCCGTCAGTTGAAGCAATTGGGCCACAAATTCTTTTTTTGTCTTTGGTGTCTGAGTTAATTCTCATCCACATTTCAAGAGTGTACTCTTTAAATTTTCCCTCTTCATTTAAAAATCCGTGGCCAGGAATGATTAATGAAGGAGCCCCTGCGTTAGGGCTAATTATTGTTGTTCCCTTAGACCCATAAACCAAAGGTATTCCAGAATTTTTTGCAAGAAGTGCATTATCTTTAATAAAATAGTATCCAGGCTTTTGTATAAGACCATAAGACTTTGCTTCAATTACATCTGATGAGGCTAAGGATATTGAAGAGGGGAGTTGCTCTTTTGATATTCCTAAAGATGTTGAGTGAAAATCTTCTGACCATTGGCCTACTGTAACACCATTAATTAAAAACTGATAGTCTTCTGTTGATGTTGCTCCCCCAACATATCTGATCTTAATTACAATTCTAAACGTAGTGTTTTCTGATGGTATCTCAAATGTCTCTGCAACAAAAAACCAGTTTTGATATATAGAAGTATCATAGTTTTTAAGTTTTTGAATATTTTGACCTGTCATTGGGTCATAGTATTCATATCCTATTTCTATGTTTGATATGTAAGAACTTATTGAGTATAAATATGCTCCAACTGCAAATGTAGACATATAAGAATTTAGTTCTGAAAAATTTAATATATCTTTACTAATACAAACAACTTCACCAAAATCTTCTGAAGTAATATTTCCAATAATTTTAGAAACAGAACTGTCTATAAATGGCTCATCAATTGATTGTGGGTAAGAAGAAACTGTTCCCCCAGTTATATCCCATTTTGTTGAATCAGATAAAACTCTTTGGCTTTCTGTAAGTAAAGAAACGTAGTCTGCTTTATCATCTAAAGCCCACAAAACAGTTGGGTGTTCGGAAAACACTTTTTCTGCATATAGGTTTGATGGAGTAGACATTATAAGTCTATTTTACCACAGAAGACTACTTGTTTATTTTAATTTCACAATAGTCTGTTGTGCAGTACATCTCTCCTTGAGCCTCAAGATTTTCTGCTCCATCATAGATAGCAGCAAAATCAATGTGCTTTAACTTGCCCACGTAGGACTCGTATTGCTCTTCAGTAATCTGAGTATATGGTTGTTGAGGATAAACTGTATTTCCCATTGGAAGGAATGAAACAGCCTTTAGTTGTCCCTCATACATATTAAGTGCTGGAACAATGTGCTTTGACTCTGTTTCCTTATCAAATGATAATGTTACAGAAACACCATTATCAGACCAGTATTTCTGAGCCGTTGCAGCAAGGGCAATCTTCTCAAATAATGTAACATCTTTTTCAGATCGTGGATGACCTGACTTAATTGGGAAGTATACAACTGATGTGTTTGCTGATACTACGTCATCTTCAATTGTGTACCCTGCTGCTTTGAACAAGTGCATCATTGGGTCTGTAGTTCCAAATCGAACTGCACGAAGGAAAAAGTTTCCTCCAGGTCCCCAGTGAACTCCAGGAGTTGCACCAGAAAGAATTGAAACTGATCCTGAT